TCATCCAACTCAGGGTTCACCCAAGCGGGTAAAGCTCCTGATGGTGATGTCCATGTCTGCGTACCATAGGAGGCGTTAAAACCGCCCTGAGAGCCTCCCATTGGCTGGCACATTGCCTGTTGGGGTGGCTGTTGCTTAGAAGTCATTGCCCGTTTACCAATAACACCACCAATACCGCCAACAATCAGCAAAACAATGTCGTTCAGCATCTTGGTATAGGCTTGGTCTATCGGGGCCATGCTCTTAATCGGTTGAGTGACAAAAGTCACTGAGTAGAGCAAGGAAATCACGATAAAGAAAAGAATCAGGGTGACAGCAAGCACCACAATGCCCCAGACCCTGACTTCAATCTCTTCAGTTGTTAGGTTTAACTTCGTCAACTTTTTTCTCCAAGATAGGTGCTACCAAGTATTCTGGACAAGTCTGCGTAAACAGACATCTAGGCTTCTGGCACTCTGGTGCATGAAAGTGGTCAGGATTCTGGCACTTATACCGATATTTTTCTTCGCAACCAGTAAGTAACAACAAAAGCAGTAGATATTTCATATTGGCAATCTTTCAAGAATTGCGTTCACGATTCTGTCTGACAGAAAATTGGGTAGGACTTTAATCACATCTATAAACAAATTCGTAGCCCACCAAGCACCAACAATCTTAAAAGCCATGTCAGCGGTCTTCTGGTATTCATTCACCGACCACACCTGTTAGTAGCGCAATGGTCTAGCACTTCAAAGATTCCATAAGCAGAAAGCAAAAGGGCTAAAACTAGCCCACCAATCAGTAAACCTAGTTCTAGGTCTTCTTGGTCTGCCTTCTTTTTACGTTCAGCAGCTTCTTTCTCTCGTCTAGCGTTATGAGCATCTTCAACATCCATTGCTTGCGCTCTGGCTTTAATCTTAGCCCACACATCCATCTTGTTGGCTTGAAAGAACAACATCTGAAGCTCTTTCTCAAACTCACGAGTAGCCTCCAGAGCCATCTCAATCTCAATAGCCATACCCATGCTAGAGCCACCCTTCTTGGCAGCGGCTACGGCCTTTGTAGCCTCACTCTTAGCGTTGAAATACTTACCAAGTAAAGGCCCAAGCGAAGCCACATCATCAACAGTCTTAGAAGCCTGTTTAATGAGTTTTACGGCACTCTGGATGCCTGCTAAAGCCGTTACGGGATCAATCACGGGAATGCCCAAACAATGATGTAACTACAAAATACTACAAATACAGTGACACAGACTGCCGCAATGAATGCTACAGCCCAGTCTTTCATGGTTGAACAGTCCAGTCAATAGAACTTGGTGAAGTAGGTGGTTGTTGCTCTTGTTGTCCATAAATCATCTGATTAACTTCAGTCAAATAATCGTTATCAATGATTCCTGACTTGTTTAACATATTGGCAATCTTTGCACCCATAGCGCCAGCATATTTAGGATTACTCTGAGCCTTAGCAAGCATCGCCAAAGCGTTCATTTCAGTTTTGCTTGTCAATGCTCTAGCCATTAGTTTTGGAGTGATGTAGAGCGCACCAAGGCTTCCAATAGTAGGAAGTAGATTGTTTGATACCTCATCAGGGAATGACAAGTATGCGCCACTACCTAATGTTGCGGCTGCAACAGCACCGACCATCCGAGAACGCAATACTGTTGAACCAGGAGTTTCCTCTAAACCATATTTAGCTGCATTTGCAATATCAAGCAATTGCTTTTTAATGTTTGCATCTCTAAACAGATAATCAAAACCTTCTTTAAAAGTCTCATTTTGCAAGTTTTTAGTAAACTTTAAAACACCATCAGGTTCGCCAAATACTTTCTTCAAATAACCAAACTGAAGCTCACCAAGTAAGCCTTTGCTTTGCTCTGGTGGAAGATACTTTTGCATTTCAACGACAGCATTGGCAACAGATTTAAGTCGTGATGGATAGTCAACATTGAATAAATACTTACCAACTTCTTCTGGCTCACTTTTAAGCATTGTTTGCATAGTTCCGTTATAAAAACCCTCCATAGCATTTTTATAACTTTTCTGAGCATTAAAATAGTCTTTTAGCAATTTATTATTGGCGGCATTTGCTTGAGTTGTAGGTAAATTTAATTTTTCAAGACTTTCAATGTTGTAGTCTTTGAATTGACCTTCTCGTAATCCTGCTGGTTGGTCGATACCACCACCAAGACCTAATTTACGTGCTAAATCTTTTTGCTCTTTACTACCAAACGTAATAACAGCAATATCAGTCATATTGTTCTGCAATCCTTGAGCATACCTTTTGTAGTATGCCTCCAAAGTATTTGCGGCTTGACCTTCTTTAGTAGCATCTCTAGCACTAGCCAAGAAATCACTACGTAAATCATGTGCCGTACTAAAAGAGATTTGATCTCCTTGTGCAAGAATTTGTTGTAAAACTTTTCGTTTATCTTCAGCGGCAGAAGACATGGCTTTGTTTTTATTAAGACGATCTAATTCATCTTGAGCAGCCTTCTTTAAAGGAGTCATGTTGACAAGCAATCCGTCACCTTGTTGTTCCATTTGCTCGTAAACAGGACGATATTTGGTTTTCATGGCTTTATCAGCTTCTGCAATAGCAGTTTGCCAACGATCACCAGTAACCATCTGAGTAGGATCGCCTTGTTTTAAGGCAGTTTGGAATGCTTCTGATGTTTCTAAAGTGTTCTTAACATCATTTATTCCTTGGTCTAAAGCCTTTTTAACACCTGCTTGTTGTTGAGCAAATGCCCCTCCACCAGAAGTAAATTTAAGCGTTCCTTCTGCCGTTTGTGTTCCTAGATTACCAGTTAATTGACCACGAGTTAAAGTTCCATCACGAGAAGATAACCACTCTTGAGCCGCCCTACGAGCCGCATCTTCCTCAGTTTCAAACATACCCTTAGTAATTCCAACTTTATCAAGCTGTTCTTTACCAAGTTTGATTGCCTTACCTCCAAAACCAAAAATAAGGTTTCCGCCAACATCAAAAGCGGCATTTTCAATATTGTTTAACAGTAACTTTTTACCAGTTTCTGTACTGAAAATATCTTTGTTTTGCAAGCCTTGTTCAAGCAAAGTACCCAATGAAGTACCTGCCGTAGAGCCTACTAAAGATGGAATAAAAGGTCGTGTAACAGCGGGCGCTGCTTGAGTTAAGCGTGATATAGGGGAAAGAATACGAGATTGTGGAAATGCGACTGCCGCCAAACCCCCCAACAATCCACCAGTTTGAGGCAAATTAGAAGCCATCTCAACAGGCAAAGGAGTTAAAGCACCCAACAAAGCCATGCGTGAGCGATTTAATTCTTGCTCTCGTTTAGCCTCTTCCTCGCGGGTAAGGCCTGCTTTCATTTCTTGAGGAGCAACACTCCAATCTATTTCAGCCATGTCAATTCCTTAAAAGTTGAGTTCTTGTTTTAACTTAGCGGCTTGTGCACGTTCTTCAGGAGTAATTGTTTTATTGAGATACTTTTTCTCATAATTACGATATTGCTGAATTTTTTGATAGTTTTGACCTTGTGCCAACTTAGCATTAAAGTTAGTTCGGTCATTGGCAGGTAGATTAGCCATTTGCTCATAGGTTTTAGTTTGAGCAAGCATTTCATCTTTAATTTCACCAACTAAACGTAAAATTGTTGGCAGTTCTTGTTGAAGATTAAACTTGCTTTTTAGCAATTGATCTAGTTCTTTATTGGATTGACTACCTGGGAATACTTTAGCAATCTGTTGAACAACTTGGGCAGAAATGGCATCTCCAAACTCAGTATCTGTTGCACGATCACTAATCTTCACGCCAAGTGCTGATAAACCTTTGCTCAATGCAAGTTTGTAATTCTGTCCCGCACCAGTAAATGCGTTGCTTACAGTGCTTTCAACATCACCCAATTTTTTAATCAACGGCACAGTTATTGTGTAAGCCTCTCCAGCTTGACCAAATGCTTTAGCGGAATCTTCACGTTCCTTAGACTGAAATACTTTTTGAAGCACATCACCAAGCGGTATTTCGTTTTTAATTGTTGTAGATGGACGTTTTGCAGTTTGTAATGCCAAGAATGATTCTTGCTGATCTTTAGGCAATCCTTGAAATGCTTTCCACTCGGCTACAGCCGCAGGAGTTGGATCTGGTGCAGTAAACAAAACAGCCATTGTGTTTGCGTCTAAAACACGATTACCAATAGTGATTGTCTTTCTTGCTTGTTGGGTTACTGGTCTTGGCCCAGCATCACCAAACTTTGGTATCTCATACAAAACACCACCAGCTTCTTTGTACTCAGGTCTCCCAACAGCGGCAGCCGCCTCAGCCGCTTTAAGTTGAGCAAGGCCAGGTGCTCCAAGTGCTTGCAATTGAGGCGCAACTCTGCGAATGTCAAAACTTGGTGCAGTAGCAGGAATGTTCTCGGGCATTGGTGTGCCTTGATCTGCCATCTGTTGTTGCTCTTGAACATCCAACATTTGCGGTCTTTCCGCAGTGCCTGGCTGGTAAGCACGTTGTGCAATAAGTTGTGCCAAAGAAGTCTGTCTTTGGGTTTGTGCCTGTTGCGCTCTAACTGTTGCGGCATCAGCTAACTCAAACAATTTCATAGCCAATGGCGTATTGCCCATTTGGTTGGCTTGCACAGCAGCTTGCTCTAAAGACTGCGGATCACGCAAATTCAAACCCCGCAACAACTGATCCTGTTGAGTAATGCGATTTAATACAGGGTCTTCAGCACCCAATAAATTACCTAAGCCACGGGTTAAACCTGCCGCACCAGATTGAATCATTGCCGCACCACGAGCGCCTGGTGCTAAGTTAGCCATCTCAATAGCTCTTCTTTCATCTTGCGCCCGTAGTTGACGCTCATAAAGATCAGGCGTTATACCAAATAAACTTCCAACTATTTCAGCCATATTAGCCTCCCCAAATTTGTTTTGCCAAACCTTGAGCAAATGCTGGATCAAGTCCAGAGAATAAATATGCGTAAGGATCAGTAGTTGCCGCTTTACCTGTTGATAATGCGCCAGCCGCTTGAGTTCCTCTTAAGCTCAAATCACCCGCTCTATAACCCGCTGCAGACGCTTGTTGAGCAAGGTTAGCACCCATAACCAAAGGTTGTTGTGCTTGAGTCTCCAAGTTCTGTACTTGTCCCAAAGCAGTCGTAAATGGTGAATAGGCGGCTTGTTGACCACCATAGTAGTTACCCATTGCGGTAGCGCCTTGACCCAATAGGCCCGCACCAAACAAGACGTTCTGTTGACCAGCCTGTTGAGCTTGAGATGCCAGTTGAAGTTCTTGTTGCGCTCTAGCGTTATACAAGGCCTGTAGCTCAGGAGTAGTAGCACCCAATGAGCCACCTTGAGCAACAGAAAGACCCGCACGACCTTGTTGTTGTAGTCTGTTTTGCAGATTAGCCAACTCCATCTCACGACCAGGTTGCAACAATTGCATTTGCTGATTCAGATAATTCTGAGCAACATCTTGAGGAGATCGAGAGATATATTGATTACCCAAACTAAACAAACTTTGTGCGCCAGTTTGAAGTGGTGCAAATTGAGCTTGAGCGCCTTCAGCTTGGACTAATCCAGATTCAGCCAACTTAACCAAACGATCTTGAGCGTTCTTAGCTTCAGGACTTAGTTGATAACCCGCAGAAGTCATTTGACCCGTTACGGGGTCATAGGTGTAGTTAGATGTACCAAAACGAGTGGTCATGCCTACAGGACGGAACTGAGAACCTGCTACACCCGCCTGAGTAGCCGCAGTAACATTCTTGGCGGCAAGTTGAGCAGCCGCTTTATCTTCTTCAGTCTGAAGTAGTCCACCAACAGTCTTGAAACCGCTAGTGATAGTGTTAGCCGTATCAGCAATCTTTTTAGCTAAAGCAGCATCTGTAAGAACCTTATCTGCCGCTATCTCAGCCGCTGTTTTAGCACCAGTATTAGTTAAAGCACTAGCACCAGCATTCTGTGTTTCAAAAGCAAGTTGTTCAGCCGCCAACTCTGCGGCAGTTTTTACACCAGTGTTTGTAAGCGCACTTGCACCTGCGTTTTGCGTCTCAAATGCCAATTGTTCTGCGGCAAGTTCTGCGGCAGTTTTACCACCAGTTAACAAGCCCGCTTGAGTAGTAGCAGATAAGTCAGTTAAAGCACTAGCTCCTGCGTTTTGCAGTTCAAAAGCAGCCGCATCAGCCGCAGTTTTGGTCAATAAACCACCACCTGCACCAACATTAGCCACGCCCAAATCTGTCAGTGCAGAAGCACCCGCATTAGCCAACTCAAACGCTGTAGCCGCTTCTGCACCACCCGTAAGAAGTCCACCCTGTGTTCCAGCAACAACATCAGCCACATTAGTAACAGCACCAAGTTCAGAACCTAGTCCTAATTCACCAAGTGTTAAACCTTCTGTAGCTAATGCAGTAGGAGTGCCACTAAACAAGGTATCAAATACACCAGCACCACCCGCAACACCCAAAAGAGCCGCTTGAACAACTGGGTCTTTCAGAGCATCTGCAATACCACCAAAGAAAGATAAATCTTTTTTAGTTTTTACAGTATTGATAAACTCGCCAGTAGGACTGTAAATTTGAATTGGTGTGCCAACAGGGGCTTTGTAGTTAGGATCACCATTAGTTTTAGATGTGTAAACAGTCTCAAGCGCACCAACTTGGTTATCTTCACCAGATTGACTATATTGGTATTGAGGGGCAACGACTGTATCACCTAGTGTTACGGACATTCCATTAGGTATTGCCGCCCCCACACGGGAAATAATCTGTCCTTCAGGTAGATTAACAGCACTAGCCAATTGAGCAGGTGATATTTTAGATTGCTCCATATAGGAAACAAGCTGTGCATCGCTGAGATTAGGATTGGCTAAGAGATAGTCAATAATTTGTTGGTTTGTTACTGCCATGATATTTCCTTACAAGTCACCTGTATTTGTTGATGGGAAGGCTCGTCCAGCACCCCAGATAATTCTTACTGCTCCAACAGCGCCATTGGCGGCAAAGGTACTCCCATCATTCCAACCAACTCCAGCAGCTCCAACAACAACTGTATATGTGTTGCCAGGTGTTACCGAGTAATTATTGATGTAGCCAAGTCCACCGCCAGAACCACCGCCTGCTCCATAGTAACTGCCACCACCGCCACCATATGCTCCACCAGCACCATTAGAGGAAGTACCAGCAGAACCATTTGAACCACCTGAGCCACCCTTACCGCCAGATTGATTGGTGTCACCAGCGCCATTAGCGCCTTGGCCTAATATTCCGACACCGCCACCACCACTTGCATAACTGCTAAATCTACCACCACCACCACCACCGCCTGCGCCATCAGAACCATTAACACCAGAGCCTGTATTAGAGTTTCCACCAGCACCAGCATATCCACCCGCACCAGCTCCACCGCCACCATTGCCAGTGCCGCCATTACCACCGCCATCGCCAACATAAGAGCCAGCAGTTTCTCCAGCCTTACCACCTCCACCACCTTTGACAGTTGATGTGTTTACAAAGTAAGAGTCACCTCCATTTGTAGCTGGAGCAAGGTTAATGCCGCCACCGCCACCGCCACCAACACAGACAACACAAACACTGTTAACACCTACTGGTGCAGTAAATGTGAATGTTCCAGCAGTCGTAAAGGCCTCTTGCCCGATAGGAGGCAATGAACCTGTCAAAATTGAATTTAATGCGGCAAACATTATGGTGTGAACCCTTGTACAACATTCCCATACCAGTTAGTACCATCAGCTACAAAAGAGAAGATGTCCATCTTTCCCGCAGTAGCGGTGACAACTGGCGTACCAGCAACAGCACTATATTTAACACCCGTAAAAGTAGCAGTACCATTGCCTGTAGATGCCGCTTGTTTTAACAACAAGATAAACGACTTACCCGCAGTAGCAGTAGGCATCGTAAACGTACAAGCAGTAGAAGCAGTCAGAGTCGCTGTTTGTACAGTACCGCTAGTCAACACTAATGTATGTGAACTTGTGACAGTCCCAATGGCAACAACACTCTCAACATAGTTCGTAACAGTTGGGTTTGTCAGGGTCTTGTTTGTCAGACTTTGAGTATCTGTTGTGCCAACTACATCGCCAGTAGGTGCAGTCTTTAGTGCAAAAGCGGCTAGATCAGAGTCATAGTCTTGCTTGGTAGCAATAGCCGTAGCAATGTTGTTAAACTCAGTATCAATCTCAGTACCTTTGACAATCTTTGCAGGATTACCAGAGGTAAGGTTATCTTTGGTTGCAAAGTTCGTACTTTTTACGTAATCAGCCATATCTATTCCTTATCTTTTAAGATAATTTCCCGTTCTTGGCCTGAATCTCTATCTTTTGGATAGATAATTGTGCCCCGTTAATATCAGACTCATAGCCTGTTTGAACAACCTTACCAGTACCAGAAGCAGATACTTTCAAAGTATTCAATGCAACACCATCAGAATACTCCGCTACCACTGTTGCATTAGCTCCATATTCAGCAATGTTGTATTCAGATACTCCCTGAACAGGAATAACAGTTGTTGCACTTAAGTAGTTAGTCTTAAAGTCAAAACCCCACTTGATGATTAGGTTCTGATTCGTGCCACCGATAACGACAACAGAAATCTTCTTTAAAACAGATGTCTGGTTAACATTACCTAGGTCGGCATGGTTGGTGTAATACTGAAACCGATACACACTTGTGTAGTCGTTATAGCCCGTATATTGACCAATGTAGCCATTCTTACCAATGTAGACAGCACCGCTTCGCAAAGATGTTAACGCTGTCGGAGTAATAGAGTCCCAAGTGGTTACACGGGAAGAACCATCTTGCAGAATAACTTTAGTGTCAAAGCAGTAAACAGACTGAGTAACAGGCATCGTCAACAGATAGAAGCCTTCTCTCTCAGAGTAAACAGACTTAATGTTTGCCAGATTCTGTGAAGCAACATCGCTCATCAAATCATTACGTACATTCTTAGACAAGTCCCTCTCAGGAGCAGATTTCTCTTGAATCGTTCTCATCAATGAACGAACACCACTGTTTGACAAGAAAATCACATCAGAACTGGTTGTTTGAACACTGTCTCTTGACAAGCAACCAATTCCCCCAACTGTGTCGGATATGGACATCGTAGAAGGAGTAGTTGCTCCCTGATAAACAAGAATCTGTCTCTTACCAAAGATAAACAAGAATCCATTGTGAGCTGCCAAGGCTTGAACTTCATCAGCACCATTAGGCCATACACGACTAGTATCTAAAGTTCCTGTCGTACCACCAGACCACACATGACCCGCAATCAGATCAGAGAAGCTGACAGTGACCTTATCTGTGCTAGAAGAGGCCACCCACAAGCGACCA